CAGGAAGCAATGAGAGGTTATTCAATGTTCACAATGGCATTATTGGGAGGATTAACTAATACTAATGGAATCATTTTCTTACAAGCTAATTTTAATAGTATGTGAGAAAATTGAACAAACCATGATACTGATTTGGAAAAATATCCTATCGGTAGAATTGGTATTGTTCTTGATCCAGAAACAAAAGTTAGAATCATAGCTATGCTAGATTATTTCTCTCAATTAATGTTAAAACCTATACATGAGGCCCTTTTAATTTTATTAAAAAGATTACCTCAAGATAGGACATTTACTCAGGATCCAATCAATGATTGATATCTGAATAATGGCCAAAGCTTTTCATCTTTAGATCTTAGTAATGCTACTGATAGATTCCCCATCAAGTTACAAACTCGCCTATTAGCTGAAATTTTCAGCTATAAGTTAGCTTGATCTTGATTTGGTCTATTAACATCTAGAATATTTACCTATAAGAAACGAGAAGTTATGTATTCTTCTGGTCAACCTATGGGTGCATATTCTTCTTGAGTTGCATTTACAATTACTCACCATTTAGTAGTATTTTATGCTGCCTGATTAACAGGTAGTTATAATACTAACCCTCACAATTTATTTACACAATATATAATTCTTGGTGATGATATCGTTATTAAAAACGATAAAGTTGCTAAAAATTATAAATATATTATGGGTAAATTGGGAGTTGAATTATCTTTACACAAAACTCATGTATCAGAAGATACTTATGAGTTTGCTAAAAGATGATTCAAAAATGGTGTGGAGATTACTGGATTACCACTTAAAGGGATTGTAGAAAATATTTTCAATCCTTTTGTGGTCTTCTCTGTACTATTTACTTATTTCAAAGTAAATGGTAACATTTCAGTTTATACTGGGACTCTTGATTCTATAATTAATTCTCTCTACAAAGGATTAATTATTTATCGGAAGGGAAGATTATTCAATCTATCTCTAACGAAGATCACTAAGATGAAGATCACACAGATGAATGCATTGTTATCCTATAGTATTGGTCTAGGTTCACTGGAGCAAATAAGAGCTCTTTTTGTAAATCTAGGTAATACTATGATAGTACCGAATATTTTTGTAGTTCACTCATTGATTGAGCAAATAAAAATATATGGTACTTTAGGTTCAATTTATTCATTGTTAGAATCTTTAGATTCACTTGTTCCTTATATCCGAAGTGTGTTTTACACTAAGGATAATAGGACAAGAGAACATAAAGGTTCTTTGGTGATCAAAGCTATATACAATTACTTATTGCAGATTTTACGTATCCTTTACAAATATGATAAAGGTTACTTAAATCTTAATCAAGTAATTGTCCAAATCCAAGGATTGAATTTTGAGTCTATATGATCAATTAAATCACATACACACAAAACTAATATTCTTAGTGTTGGTAAAGCCCTTATGAAAGGTTTCGATTTCTATCTTAAATACACTTTAACTGAATCAGATCAACATTTTACAATGTGAGATCTAAATCAATTAGAGAAAGGTAGATTCATTGATTCAGCATATGCTCATATAAAATCACTTTGTGTGAATTTAGATCAAGCATATCATGGATATCATATGAGTGCTTTCTTTATGCAAGTATGGAAAGAACATTGAACCCTCTTTAAGAAAGGTCTTAGATAAGATTTATTTAATAATTAAATAAGTAGAGCCAGTTAATTATAACTGGCGGTGTTGGTCAAATTTTCTTGAAATTTGAGGATT